CGAACATTCTGCGGGGTAATCATGCCAGCCTGCTGCGGCTGTGCAGCGCCGCTAGCCATTGCACCGCCCTGCGATGCGCCTTGAACAGAACCGCCGTCACCGGCCATCTGTTGGGCTTGCAGGGACTGCGGGACGAATGGGTTATAGCCCTGTGGAGCGCCTATAGCTGAACGCGGATCTGGACGGCCTTCACGGCGTGCAAATTCGCTTTCGATGAACTGTATCGCGCTGCCGCCGCTGTTCTCGCCGCCCATGTCCACCGGCAAGGGTGCGCGCATGGCTGGGGATTGTGGGGGCTGGATGTTCGCGGCAGGCAGAGACACCGTGTCACGTGCGGGTCTAACGGAAACCTCTTGTGCATCCGGTGCCGGAGCGTCTGGGTCGCCAATGCCCCATGATGGTGCAATCCCCGCGTTTCGCCCCGTAAAGGTTGGCGCGCGTGGGGGGAGTTCGGCAGTCACTTGGTCGAAGGTCGCGCGGCTCATGGCGGGTGCGGGCGCTGCCGGAGCCTGTGCCATGGCGTCGGGTTCGTAAGGCAGGAACGGATTAGGACCGAAGCCCATCGGGACGGGCGACAACAGGCCGGGTTCATTGCCGGCGTAGGGCAGGCCCTGTTCCGCCGCCATTTGCGCTTCCATGATGCGTGTCTGTTCTTCGTTGTCAGCGAAGCCCTGAGCGCCCGCAATCTGAGCCATATCGGGAGGGGCTGCCGGGTTAACGCCAACACCAGCCAAGCCCATCATTTCGGAGCCACCAGCCTGCAATTCGCCAGCGCCGTCTTGCATCTGCCCTTCGTTGGATTTTGGGCCAGCGGATGCCGTCTGAACTGGCCTTGCAGTTGCAAGTTGGGCGCGTTCGCGCATCTGACGAGCAGCTTCGGGGTTGCCGTTCTTTTCGTAATATGCGGCATCGGCAAGAAGCTGCTGCGGGTTGTCGCCTTGCACGGATGCGACGTTGGGCATGGGTGCGGTCTGCGCCTGCTGACGTGCAAGCGGCATGGGTGTCGCGCCATTGCCGGGATTGATGACAGGCATATTACCGAATGCGCTAAGGATGCCTTGCGTATTGCGAAGCCGAGCCGGTGCGCTATGTGCTCCAAGCGGGTTGCGGGCTGTCCAGCCACCCGGCCTGAGATAGCTTAACATCGCCGCTGTTGCTTCTTCTGGCGTCTTGGCATTCCGCAACGCTTGACCGGCAGCCCTTTCGCTCCCGTTCAATTCAGCAAAGGAGAATGCCCTTTGCACTGCCGGATCGTTCCAGCTTTTGCCCTGTTGCGCGGCATATTGTTTCAGCGCCTGCGCACGTCCAGAGTTCCACTGAAACCCGCCGATGCTGTCTGATCCGTCGCGGCCATCGCCGGGATTGCGTGCGTTCGGGTTGAACCGGCTTTCGGCAAGTTTTGCGCCCGTATATGCCGCTGCCTGATGCGGGGCCAAGCCCTGAGCAATCGCATATTCGTATGTCTCGCGTGCCTGTGGGTTGTCATAGCCCTTGCCGCTGACAGCACCAGTCGCAACCGAAGCGCCACCAACGGCAGCCATGGGAGCGCCGCCAAAGTTGATGCCGCCCATAATGCGCGCCCGTTCGGCGTTGCCGGCCTTCTCTTCCGCATCCGCACGCACGCCAAGAATAGCAGCGGCCACGCTGTCACCGATAGATGAAAAGCCTTCACCGATGTTGCGGGGAGCACGTCCGCCGCTCAACAATTGGGCAATCATCGCACGCTTGCGTTTGATGCTTTCTGGTGAGGCGTCGGCTTTTTGGCCGTCGAAAAAACCAAATGCCATCAGCGTGAACCCTTCTTGCCAGCGTTGAAAAGCGCGCCGTAGTCAACCATGCGAACGCCGCCCGCTGTTTTCTTGACGGCATCGGGACGCTTCTTTTCGACTTCCTGAGCCATGACGCCAATCTGCTCTTGGTCGTCGCCTTTGTAGTTGTAACGGTAGAGCGAATGGCCATCGAGCTTGCCGACCTTCTCGACGTTCTCTTTTAGCCGTTCGTCCGAAAACATCGTTGCCCATGGCAGCGCGGCTCCGATTTTGCCGCCCATGCCCATCAGGCCGCCGAACATATTCTGACGCCCCTGCTCTTCCGCCTGCCAACGCTGGAAGTTCTGCTGGTCGTAATTCTGGATGATGCCGGCATTGTCCGTGGTCGGGATGCGAGACACCTGAAGCGGCTGGAATTGCGGGTTCGCCACCTGCGTGCCGGATGCCAGCGCCATCGCCTTGTTGATGGGCTGGTTATCAAGGGCGAACGCTTCCTGCATGTTTTGCGTGCGGCCAGCCAAGCCAGCGTTGTATTGGTCCATCATGGCGCTATTGCCGAAGCCAGCCGACTGACGGGCCAGATCCGCAAGGCGTGACTGCTCTTGCCCTGAAGCCAAAATTGCCGCCATCCTGGCGTCATTCGATTGCTGGCCGACTTGTTCCATTGCCCGGTCAAATGCCGATGAACCGAGCTTGATGCCTTGGTTGCTCAACTGCGTTTCACGCGCGGCGCGGTCGCGTTCAAGCTGCGGGTTTAGCCGCGAAAATAGCGCTTCCTCGGTCCTTGCGCGGTCTGCCGTAAATTCCGTATCATAGTTGGTGCGAAGCTGTGGCAGCGTCGGACGCGGGCCAAGGTCAGCCGCCGTTAGCTGCTTCTGCATGTTGCCGATAAGGTCGCGGGACGTGTTCGCGCCAAGCGTGGCAAGGTTCAGGTTCGCTTGATTGTTCTGCGCAAGCGTTTGCTGCCGGACGGGTGACAGGCTTTCCGTCCGCGTGAACGTCGGGATGTCATACGACTGGTCTGTGTAAGGGTCCGTAAACCGATACGTCCCGGTCTGGTTCGTGGTCTGGGTTGAACCATCCGCGCCAATCAGGTTGGCATTGCTCATGAAGTTATTAGCAATGGCCGTGCTGATATTTGCGCCGGTCTGGGCCGCCGATGTCTCTTTCGGAGGTGTCGGGGGAGGAGGACTAGAACCGCCCATTGTCAATTACTCCTGATAAATCTGGATGCGTTGCGCTGTTCAACCGTCAGCGTCATGAATGAACCGGCCTTGCCCTTGCCCCGAAGGTTCGGGATAAGGATTTGGTCAAAGCCCAACGATTTGATGATGCGAATAACGCGGGTATCTTCGGGGTCGTTCTGGGTGACCAGAAGTTGACAGCCCAACTCGTCGAAGGCGTATCGGGCAATCTCACGGATAACCATTCGCGAAAGCCAGCTTTCGTCACGGCTTGCCGCTGAAAACTCGATAGTTCCAAAACGCGGGTTCCAATCATGGAACGCCACCGCGCCCTTGAGCTTGGAACCGTCGAATACCCCAAAACACAAGTTCGGCGTCTTAAGCTGCCGTTCGTCGCCGTAAATCTGCTCAGACAGCCATTCGGCCAGCGAGTGATTAAACTCACTGTCTGCCGATGGTGCCCAGACTATCAGCATCAGACGATTAGTCCGCCCTGCTCATAGGCGATGTCAAAGGCCACCAGTTCAACCCTTGGCAATGGCGTCACGCCGTAGGTAAGCTGCACCTGTGGGGCAAAGGTAAAGCCGGTTTCACCGATGCCAACCCAGCCGGTTTTGTAAGACGCCTTGATGTTCGATGTGTCCCACAAGGCGCTATCCCAAAGCCCGCTGTCCCATTCCGATGTCAGGAAGTTCGCAGGTGATGACGGAGCGCTAGGCAACGTCTCGGCGTAGTCGGTTGAGCCGCTCACCCTAGCGTTAATCGGGGTTGCGGCTTTGAAGATGCACCGCGCCATGGTGATGGTCTTGGTTAGACCTGGTGCGTCCAGATGGTCGAACGCGCCACTGAATGCCGCCGTGTAAGGCGTGCCGTCATCAGACCCGCCCGATTCCATTTCATAGACGCAGCCATCGTTAGCGCCGAAATAGCCTCTACCATTGAACAGCGACATGCACCGGGTCTGCCAGTTCGTGAACCGCGACCATGCGCCCGTCTGGATGTTGCAGACGAAACAGTTATCAGCCAGTCCGGTGCCGGGAGGCAGCGACACGACCATCATCGAATTGGATGACCATTTCAGGATCTCGAATGGAAGCGTCCGGTCCTTGGCTTCCTGCCTCCACTCGGGTTCAATCGCGCGAGAAACGGCAGACAGTGACAACGCGGCGCTGTCCTTGTTCACGGCTTCCGACAAGGCGATGATGCCTTCCTCGGTCGCAATGAGCAGATCCCCGCCAGCCTGCATGATGGCCTTCATCCCGAGCGGGCGGCTGATATTGTAAACGCCCTGAATAGCCCACTTGGTAGGGTCGGACGGGTCAGTGCCTTGATAGATTGCCACTTCGCCGGTTGTGGAGACGAACACGCATTTTTGATTGGTGCCATCGCCAGCATCAAGCGACCAGGTTGCCCCGAACAGCAACGCGCCGCCGTCCTGAAACACGCCCGCAAGCGATATATCCTGTGCGGCGCCACCAACGCTGTCCACGGGCAGGAACCATGCCGTCTGGGTGCCGCCCTGAACCATAAAGATCCGGTTGGCGTAAACCCAGCCTTGACTTAGGGTTGATGTCGTCACGCCCGTAATCGCCGGGGTTGACACGCCCGTTATCGCCGTGAAGGTCGTGCCGTCATACAAAAGCGGGCTGTCAGTGCCGTTGAAGCAATACTGAAAAATACCGCCAACGGTCGTCATTTGAACGGTTGCGTAATAGCCCGATGTCCTGCCCGTCACCGTCGCCGTGATTGGCGTCGTGGGTGTGGAAGGGGTCGTGATGTCGTAAACCTTGTCCAGATCAGCGGCAAAGCGTTGGCGACCGGCAGCGCCGATGTATTCCCACATGGACCGAACCGGCACACCAACAGCCAATGTTGCCCGCTTGGCGCGCCCTCCCCTGACACGCAGGCCAGTTGTGGTGGGAAACCAGTTATCGAGGGTTAGTGCCGTTTCAGGTGACTGCATGGCGTAGTTTTCAGACAGCACCCAGCCACGTCGAGGGGCCGGAAACGTCTTGCTCTTCAGCGCTGCCGGTCGGGCTGCCGTTGGTCTGGCTTGACCTCGCGCGGGCCTAATCATGGCGAACGGTCCCGCGCGTCATATGCGGCGTAATCAGCCAACGCAGCCTCGTATTCGGCAATCTGATCGGAAAAGTCCTGCCCGACGTGCCGGCGTTGACGCCAGATAGCGCCCTTGACTAGCAAGTCCTCGGGGATAAGCGACGTTTCTGCATCCAGTTGCAGCCGGTCGGTGCCGTTCGATGCCCATGCGGTTGACTGATAGTTGACGGATGCTGTGGCTGCATTCGCCAAGAACGGATAGAAGCTGATCGACGAACCGCGCAGCCGGTAGAACCTGGGGGTTCCTTCGATGGGTGTTAGTGCAGCCCATTCATCAGGGGAAAGCCCGCCACGCAGGCCAACGCCACCCGCAAGCACAGCCCCGCCTTCAATCAATTTGAGATAATAGGCTGGCAATGCGAAGTTCGTATTAGTGCCGGTTCCGGTGATGGTCGTTGACGCCCTGAGAGCGCCCCAATTGACACGCCTTGCCAGTTCAAGGCCGGTGTCGTTGATGAATTGCACCACGTTGATAATCTCGCGCGCGGTCGAGCCGCTGGCAGTCGATGGGACATCCAGCGCCGTGTTGCGGGCAACGTCTTGGGCAATCGTGAGCAGTGTCATGGCGTGAATGCCTGCATTCTGACGACGCCGTTAGCCCACCGGCTGCGGTCGTCATCAACCTTGATTTCGTCAAGCGCGTTGGAAAATAGCTGGTCGGTCGTTGCAGCAAGTTCCGGATCACGCAGGAACTTCGCGGCCTCAAATCCCACCGCGTAAAGGTAAACCTGCGGATGGTCAGCCAAGAGCCAGTTGCTTGTCGTCGGGCTGGTCGTCAGGGTCGGTAGGGCTGCAAAGTAGCGCAGCTCACGGGTGCCGGTCAGGCCGTAGATGACGACATTTGAGCCGTCGATGGCGTATTGCATGTTACTTGAGCGGGGGAATTGCACATCGTTGAGCGACGTGGCCCGCATCGGCTCGTTGTGCATGTTGAACAGGCTGATAATTTCAAGGCAGTTCGTCGGCAGAGGTGCAACGCCAGACGTGAAGGTGAGCGTGGCCGTGGTCATCTGCTTGCGGGTGCGCAGCTTTTTGTTCAACGTGGTTTCGGCCAGTTGAACAAGGCGCGGGAACACATCACTGATGGCGCGGTTGTTGACGTGCTCCGAAACCGCAAGTCTGAGGTCCAGGTAGTCGTCAAATGCGCTCATTAGACTTTTCCTGACCGGGTGCGAAAGGCGCGATTATCGCCGTTATTCATCCATTTGGAGATGAATTGCTTGTCGTCTTGCAGGTGCGCTTCATGCAGGCCGCTGGAATGCAGCAGGTTGAGCGGAACGCTTGCAACGCGCGCCCAATCGCCGAACTTGGTTCCCTCAGCTTCCTTATAGGCTTCGGCGTTGGCTTCAATGACGGCATCAACCGGCGTATCAATCCTGAACACGCTGTTGCCCTCGTCATCGAGTGACCACCAGATAGAGCGGCCCGTCGCAGGGTCGTGCTCCCACAAGGTCCAGTCGCCGTCACGGATTTCCATGTTATTCACCGGGGAACTTGTCGGCACGTTCAGCCTTGCCGCTGGCAATCAACCGCTTGGCTTCGGCAACCGGAAGGTCAATCACGGTGCCGGCTTCAATGCGCTCGTCATCTTCAAGCCAGAAATCATAGAGCAGCTTGACGGGTGTCTTGGGTTCGGCCATCGCGGCCTCCTGTTGAGGTTCTGAAATGGAAAGAGGCGGCATCGCTGCCGCCCCTTGTGTGTTGCGAGGCTTACCCTTCGGCCAGCCCATATCAGGCACCGAGCGCAGCAAACGACACAACGATGGTGCCGTTGAGAGCCTGTGCCGAGGCGTGCAGGTTAGCCACGAGAATGACCAACGAGCCGTTGGCAGGAGACACGCGGGTCACGACAGGGGAGCCCTGCGTGTTGGTGCCATTCGCCACCGAAGCCATCACAAGGTCAGTCGCGACGATTGACGTGTTGGTGATGGTGAGGGTGTAAACGCCGTTCTGAGCCGTGGTGAGGGCTTCGGACGTGACCTTGCCGAAACGATTGGCGAGAGTAGCAGCGCCAGCGGCGGCAGTAGCCGTGCCGGAATTGGTCGAGAAAATTGTTGCCATGACGGCATCCTTTCATGAATGGAGGGAATGGGGCGGGCGCTAACCCGCCCCTGTGTCGTCAGGTCGAAGAGGTCAGACCGAACAGGTCAGCAACCACGCCAAGGCCCTTCTCGTTCTTGACTGCGAGAGTGCCTTCGCCGATGAGCACGCCACGTTCCGCATCGCCAGTCTTGGCGACGTTGGCATCTTCCTTGATGGGACGCAGCCACTTCCACTCAAGGAAGTCGGGGTCCACAAAGAAGGCGTTACGCGCAAGAGTGGCAGAGCCAGCCATGACGCGGTTCGGCATGACCATCACCCGGCCAAATGGGCCTTCGTAATAGTCGGCAGTGGCGACAACGGTGTTCTTCGCAGCGCCGCCCTTGTCAACGTTATAGCGGAAGGCTGCAACGTTGGTGTCAGACATGAAGGTGACGAAAACGCTCTTCACGTAAGGGCTGACAACGAGCGACTTGAAGTTGGCGCCGTTGTTGTAGCCAGACTGCATGACGGTATCCATGAGCGTCTTGGTAAACGCACGCTGGGTGCCGGCACCGGGAGCGACAGTGAGACCAGTGCCGGTGTTGAAGCCGCCGTTGGTGCCAGAGCCGCCGCGCGAGACGTTGGAGGTCAACCAGGTGGACAGCGTGCCGGACTGACGGGTATTGCCGCCGAGGCTGGGCAGGGTGTCAACGATGGAGAATTCCACGTCCTTACGCAGTTCGACACCACGCTTCAGCTTGGTGCGCTTACGCTTGGTGGCGTTGCCGGCTTCGGAAGTGACTTCCTGCGTGTTCGAGATGATCCAGTCCTTGCGGAAGATCTGGGTGAAGTTCGCGAGACGTGCAGGCGGGGTCACAGCGCTGAAAGTGTAGTCGTCACCTTCTTCGCGGATGTTACGGGCCGGAGTGGCGAGGTCATCGACGGACCATTCAGGCTTGATGGAATCGGCCTTGCCTTTGCCCATCATGGTGAAGAGAGGAGTATCTTCCGGCGTAATCATGCTGATAACGTCGGACAGGCTTTCGCGGTTCGTGGTCGCACCGGACGCACGAAATGTGTTGGTAACAATGGCCATTGTGGCCTCCTATGATGATTGAGGGCGGATCAAATGAGATCGAGCGCGTCCTCAAGACGGCCCGAACTTGAGAGCCGCTTCATCGCATCCTGCCTGCCCTTCATCGCGACAGCGCCTTGCGTGGCTGCTTGGCGCTTTGTGGGGGCAATTGCAGGGACACCCTGAACCTTCTTCTGTGCTTTTGCCTTAGCTTCTTGCGCCAAGTCCCAAAGGTGGGCTTTATAAGCAAGGCCAAGTCGCCCGGCGTTCGTTTCGTTGGCGACATCCTGATGCGAAAGGCCCATATTCCGGGCTGCCGTTACAGCACCCTCGAAAAACTCTTTTCGGCCTTGCTCTTTTGTCGTCATCGGAAAGAACCCAGCGAGCCGTGCGTTTTCAGTCGCGATGACTTCGGCGCGGGCTTCGCTGTTGATGCTATCGACGGCCTGTTTAGGTGCCGCCCCTAGCTCAATCAGGGCGCTGATCTGGTTGATTGCAGCGTCATAAATCGCGCGTTGGCGATAGTGAGCTTGCGGGTCAGAATACAGCAGGGCAGGATCAGGTTCAGGCGGGATCTGCTTGGCGAGAAAGTCCGCCAGAACATCGACCGTCTGCGTGACGCGGTTAGCCTGCGCTTCAAGGCTCTTGCGCGTCTCCGCGACCTGAGTTGTCTTGATGCGGTAATCCCGATCCCTCATGTAGCCGTTTTTCAGTTCGGCCAATGGGACGGCTTCACCAGTCGGCAGCTTGACTGTGACGTCATCGGTTGGCTCTGGCTTTTCAGCCTCTTCGCCTTCGTCTGCGTTTTCGTCCTGCTCTGGTTCGCCTTCGGGAGTTTCGGCCTCTTGGCTCTCAGCCTCAGCCGTCTCGCTGTCGTCGTCGTTCTCGTTCTCGTCCGGTTCTTGGTTAGCAGGGCGGTCCTGCTCCTCGAAGTCGAAGTCGTCCAAGTTGTCGTCGAAGCTGTTGGAGGGTGTCGCAGTTCCGTTCCCGCCCGAGGGCAGGTTGACGTTGTTGCTCATGGTCTATTGTTCCTTGGATTGTGCGCGGCGTTATGCCGGCGCGTCCTTGCGGGGTTGGTTGGCATTGCGCACGATGGCTGCAAGCTCCGCCCGTAAGTCTCGAATAGCCTTTGCCTTGCTCAATGCCGCCGCTCTGGCGTCATGTTCAGCAGGCTTGGCGTAAATGGCTGCATCAATCGCTGATGCCTCAAGTTCGTCCATCAATGAGTTGAACAGTTCGTCGTCAACCAGTGTCCTGGCCCTTGCGATGCGCTGTTCGTTCGTCATGCTGCCAAGAGCAGCACTAGGGCTGCTTCCTCATTTCGTTTCCGGCGCTTTTGCTCAACGCGGATGGCTTCGGCGTGTCTCTCAAGTGCCTTTGCAAAGGCCATGCGGCCCGCTGTGGCGGCTTGCAGGGCATCGGCTGCGGCTTCGATGTTGAACAGTGCAATCGGGGCCACACGGGCTTCTGTGAGAACCTCGACGGCCTCACGAACTGCCTCTATCTGGCGCGGCTTGATGGCCCTCTTGCGGGCTGCCTTCGCAACCTGCTCGATGACCTCGATTTGCTCTTCGATTTCGACATGGACAACCCGCTTTTTGGGCTGAACAGTGTAGCCGTCACCGCGTCGTGCAGCGTCGTCTTGCCCGGTTGTCGCCGAAACCTCGAAGGTGAGCGACGTTGAACCGGATATGATGGTCTCGCCGGACAGTTCAGCCAGCGCAGTAAACGTCAGCGATGTTGAGCCGACCAAATCCGCGAATGACGAGCCAGACCCGGTGAGATCCGCCGTGGTCGTGAACGTGAGCGACGATGCCGCTTCGATAAACCCACCGCCGAACGCTGTAGCGCTTGGCGAGAAGGTTAGTGTCGTTGCGCCGTCAACCGCCGCACCAGTGACCACCTCACCGGCTGGGGTGAACGTGAGCGATGTTGAACCGCTAATGCTTCCGGCAGACCCGCTACCTGTCAGGTCCGCCGTCGTGGCGAATGTCAGGCTAGACGCGCCGTCTACCAGACCACCACCGAATGCCGTGGCAGATGGCGAGAACGTCAGAGACGTTGCGCCAAGAAGCGGGCCATCACCTATCAGCGCAGCCGCTGGCGTGAACGTCAGGCTAGACGCACCTGCAAGCGGTCCATCCCCGATCAGGGACGCCGCTGGCGAGAACGTCAGCGACGATGCGCCTTCAAGAGCGCCCGCGCTGCCAGACCCGGTGAGGTCTCCGGTTGGTGTAAACGTCAGGCTTGACGCGCCGTCAACCGCTGCGCCGCCTGTAACAGCACCGGCTAGCGTGAACGTCAGTGACGTTGAACCGGCTATTGCACCGCCAGCCGCTAGGGCCTCAGTCTGCCAAGCGTCGGGCTGGAATGCGCCAGGTTGGAACGCGACGTTGATGCCGCCGCTTTGCTTGCCTAGGACGCCCGTCGCCAGCCAGAAGACAAGCATCGCGCGTTACTCAGTCGTTAGCGGCAAGCAGGGTGGCAAGCGTCAATTCAGTTTCGGCCAGATCCTCGTCAATTGAAGCAACACGGGGGATGTCACCCAATGCCGCTGCACTTGAACGCAACTGGCTCAGATAGGCAACACGGCGCTCAAGCATTTCGATGATCTGGGCGATGGTCATCAGATCACCATTTGCCGCAAGAGGACGTTGGAGGTGTTCAGCAGCATGTAGACGTAGAAAATCTCGGTTGATCCGTCCTTGTAGAGCACATCGAACGCCGTATCGCCCAAGATGGCCGCGCCTTGCGGGTAAAGCATGGTGCTCCATGGGAACATTTCAGCCCGCGCCACGTCGAACGCGAACCAGCGGCCCGTTGCTTCCTTCTGAATATATATAATGCCGCCGTGCAGCGCATACTTGGTGCCGGTCGTGAATGTCTCTACTGCGGGCGAATACGTGACTGCCGCCCATGAGTTCGCCGCAATGTCGTAACGGTCCAGCAGCGCACCTGCCGCGCCACGGAAAGAGTAAAGGAAGCGCCCGTTCTGGATTGCGCTTTCGTTGGTCCAGTCCGTCTCGGTTACCGAGTGAACCCAATGCCCCGACATGCCGGTTGTTGGCGCACCGCCGCGCGCGACGCCCGGTGACAGCGTTGACCATGTGTTCGCCGTGATGTCGTAGCGATACATGGTCACCGCGTTGTTGCCCATGTAATAGAGGAAGTTGTCGTTCCCCTCGATGACATAGGTTGATGTTGCGTCCGGCGTGGTTGTCCAAGTCGCGACGGTCAGCGTGTCAGTCGTGTTTGCCGTGATGGTGCGGATTTGGCCCGCCCCGGTGCCGCCCGTGATACGAACCTGGCTGTTGATCCACGATGATGCGGTCCACGTCTTGCCGGTCTGGACGATGGTTGTGGAGGTTCCCGATGTCGCCGTGCCAGTCGCGAACGTCTTGAAGTCGCCATCAATGATGGACGGGGTGGCGATGAGCTTTCCGTCAGTCGCCAGCGATGCGGGCAGGCCAGTCTGCGAAAGCGTTGTCCAAGTGTTCGTGGCGTAGTCATAGACGCGGAACGAAGCAGACGCGAGCGTGCCTGCGCCAACGATATAATAGCGCGGGGTGAGCAGGCGATAGACCGTCGAGGCGCTGAATGCGCTGGCCTGCGTGGCAACCGTGATGACCGAGCTTGCGCCTGTGGTGTTTCTGACAATATCCAGAACCAAGCCGTTGTTCGGGCCGGACAGGATATGCACCTTGTATCCGCGAAGGTCGCGCTGAAAATTCTGGTTGGTCGTGATGGTCGATGTCGTGCCTGCCGTCGCCGTCAGCGAACCCGCGCCAACGGTCGAGCCGGTTGACCACGCGCCCGCAGTCCCGCTTGCACCCGCGCCGAATGTGCCAGCAAGGCCGACGGCAGGAAGGTTCACCCAGCCATCTTCAGCCGGGTTATACATGATTGCTTCCGAGTTCGACCGCACGAACATCTGTTGCTGCCGGAAGTGCCGCGATGACACAATGAACGCGCCCGCCTGCGTGCTGTTGGGTGCGGGGGCCATGAACTCCCAACGCTTTACGTCGAGAATTTTGCGGTTTCCGTTGGTTGTTGGCATTATGTCACCGAGATGTTGCGGCGGAGGCTATCCGCCTGAAGGTGCATGAAGGCTGGAATTTGGTCGTTAGCTGAGAAGCCGCCGATCTGGCTTTGGTTCGTGAGCGTCGTAATCGTTCCAGACCCAACCGTGACTGTGCCAGACCCGATTGTGACGTTCAGGTTCGCTGCCGTTGCCTGCCGGGCTTCCATGATGGGGAAACCCGATGCGTTGGGCAGCGCATAACCGATGGTCTTGGTCAGCGATGCAATCGCAAAGCGCATGGCCTCAATGGCTTCGACCAGTTCGCCATACGCCTGAACAGGCAGCGGGTTCGTGGCGCTGGCGTCCTCATAGGAGCCGTCAACACCAAAGCCCACTTTCGTGCGCGGATAGTTGACGCCGCCGATGTCGTCGGTTGCGAATACGTCCGTGCCGGTGCCTGTGTTGGCGAGTGCTGTTACGTTGTCAGCCATCAGTCGCAATCCACATCAAGCACGCCGATGGCGAAGGTCTGTGTCGCGTTCGATGACGTGGTAACGCTGATTGAGGCAGTCAGCGCGCCCTTGAACAGCAGCACACCAGCGCCAGACGATGCCGTGCCGATGCCGAAATGGGTGATGGTTGCCGAGCCAGCCGTGCAAGGGCCGAATGCAACCGCCGCTGCGTTCGATGCGTTCGAGCCAGATACCGTCCAGCCGGAACCCGAACGGGCAACAGCCTGCCGAGCGTAGCCGGTGTAGGACACCTCGGACGTGTTCTGCGCGCCGGCTTCTCCAGGATCAGCCGTGTGCAGTGACACATGCAAAGATCCGGCAGTGGTCGAGCCACGCAGGCCGGTTGCATCGCCGACGTTGGCGATGTCGGCATTCTGGAAAATGTGCTGGAGTAGCGAGGTTTCAAAGGCGTTTGAGG